GCATGGGAACGCAAGTACAAGCGCAAAGCGTCAGAGATGGCATCAGGTATTGGTGTTGAGGATTTGGCTTACTTGTGTTACGAGGCAACCCGTGCATCTGGTACTACCGTGCCCGGCTCGTTAGATCAATTCATCGCCACACTCTTGAGCATTGATGTCTTGGAGACACAAGACCCAAAAGTAGACCCGGCTCAGTAAGGCGCGCGCTGGCAGAGATTTGCGTTGCCACCGGTTACTGGCCCGGAGAGATTACATTTGAGGCAGACGACATGAACGCCGTAATTGAGATACTCAACAAGCAACGTGGCAATCACTAATGGCTGGCGTAACGGCAGTAAGGATTGTTGGCGCTCGAGAGATATTAAAAGAGCTTAACTCTTTTGATGCCAAGTACCGCCGACAAATAACAAAAGACATTAAAGCCAGTGGCGATGTGATCATCAACGATGCTCGATGGCTGATCAAAAACTTTCCAAACTCACTTAATAACGGCGCACCATTATCGGGCATGGTACGAGGCAACATTATTAAAGGCAGACCTACTCGATGGAATAACGATTTAGCACGTCAAGGTTTTAAGGTCAAAGTTGGTCAAGCAGCCAGCAAAGAACGATACGTCACATTTAAGCGCACAACTGATGGTGTAGTTACTCACGATGAGCAAATTGCTTATGGCGCTAAACCCTACGGTTTGATGGTTATACAACAAATTGACCCGGCAGGCGCGATATTTGACCACGCAGGTATTAGAGGTGGCAATTCTGTATTTGCAACAAACTTAAACAAAGAAGCTGGAAACGCACCACGCGCAATTGATATTGCCGTAGCAAAAAATAAATTACAAGTAACAGAGGATGTACGCAAAATCTTGCAAAGAGTTGTAGAACTCATGAACAGAAACATTGAGAGACCCAATGGCAATTAACATCCCCATCATTTCTAGTCTTGGCGGTAAAGGGTTTGAGCAAGCAATCTTGCAACTTAAACAACTTGAAACCAACGGTCAGAAAGCCGGCTTTGCATTAGAAAAAGCATTTGTACCAGCCATAGGTGCATTGGGTGCGCTTGCGGTTGCTGGTGGTTTTGCTGTCAAGGCAGCCATTGAGGATCAAGAAAGCCAAGTGCAACTAGCCCAAGCGCTAAAAAATACGGTTGGCGCATCTAATGAAGTAATTGCCTCAACCGAAACAATGATCACGCAAATGTCTCGTGCATCAGGTGTTGCAGATGACGAGCTGAGGCCAGCGTTTGCACAACTTGTAAGAGGCACAGGCTCATTGACTAAAGCACAAGAGGCAATGAGTTTGGCTATGGATATCCAAGCCGGCACAGGGCAAGATTTGCGAGCCGTCACCGATGCTCTTGCATCGGCCTACGCAGGCAATCTTAAAGGGTTGAAAGGTTTGTCACCAGAGATAACCAAAATGATTAGAGACGGCGCTGGCTTAGGTGAAGTCATCCAAGTACTTGGAAACAATTTTCAAGGTGCAGCCGATGTTGCTGGTCGAAGTGCTAAAGGTCAACTTGCTTTAATGAACGGTGCGTTTACCGACATGAAAGAAAGTTTAGGGTTGGCATTGTTGCCGGCACTTGAAGCCGTAATACCAATGCTTGTCAAGTTTTCCGATTGGGCCGCCAATCACGTCAATGTAATCATTGCTATTGGCACAGGTATTGCAGGAATAGCAACAGCAATTGCCACGTATGTCTTAGTGCAAAAGGGTGCTAACGCCGTCATGATCGTTGCAACCGCACTCAATTGGGCTATGGCTGCATCCGAAACCGCAAAAAATACCGCCATGACACTAGGTGTTGGTGCAGCTGCTATTGCTGCCGGGCTTGTTCTGGCAATGGGTGCACTTACCATATTCAAGAACAAAACAAAAGATTTGACAGCCGCGCAAGTAGAACAAAATGCAGTGGCAAAAGAGACAGCAGTTGGTATTGGCACTACGTCTGAGTTGTTGTTTGGTTCTAATGCAATGCAACTTAAAGCTGCTTATGCAACTGCCTATGCAACTGAGGAAATTAAAAAACAAGAAAAAGCAACTGGAAGTGCAAACGACAAACTTAAAGATATGGCAGAGCGTGTTAAAAAAGTTTCAGATGCGCTCACCGATTACATGGTTGAGTCTCTTAAAAACGCTCGTGAAGCTCTAAAAGACGCACAAGAAACCTTTAATGATTTTGCAGATACCGTTTCAGATGGCCTAAGAAGTGCGTTTAGTTTTGCTGACGCTAAAGATGCAGGCGATGAAACAGGCAAAGGTTTCTTAGACGGTTTGCGCGAGCAGGTTAAAGGCATCCAAACCTATAGCAAAGATGTCAGCACGTTGCTTACGCTCGGCTTATCGCAAGACGCATTGCAAGCCGTACTTGATGCTGGCGGTGAGTCTGGTGCAGCAATCGCAGCCGAGTTAATTAAGGGTGGCTCTAAAGCAATCCTAGAAACTAATGCGCTAGTTGAGTCAAGCCGTGTGGCTGCCGCGATCATTGGCCAACAGGCTGCCAATCAGTGGTATGGCGCTGGTGTGTCTAACGCTCAATCATATTTGCAGGGTGTTGAGGCGGCGTTTGCTGAGGCACAAAAACGGCTTGCCAAAAAAGGTCTTAAGATTGCAGACATTAAAGGCATTTCAGCATCGTTTAGCGAGTCGCTTGCTGGCCCATCAGTTGCACCGATTAGCATGGCTCGACCAGAGCAGGGTGGTGGCGTACCGGGCGGTGGTGTAGTTATTAACGTGAGTGGTGTGATGACTAATGCGCAAACAGGGCAAGCGGTACTGGACAGCCTACGAGAGTACACATCAGTGTACGGGCCACTTAACTTGGCGATCAGGTAATGGCTGGTGCAGCCGTCATCTCAGGCGGCACATACCTACTAGAACTTTCCACAGGTTACGACTCGTCAGCGTTTTATTTGGATGACTCAACGCTTAACGGCACTGCCGTACTTAACGGCGATGGTGTTGACTATGTAGATATCTCAAACCTTGTGCAAGATATTACGGTGAGTCGAGGGCGTAAACGGCCGCGCGATGTGTTTGGGCCGGGACAGATGGCGGTGTCAATTAACATACCGAAAACAAACCGTGACCTAGACCCGTTTAATACCTCTAGCCCGTATTACAACACGCTTACAGAGCAACCCGGTCTTGCACCGCTAAGAGACATCCGGTTAAGCCGTAACGGTGCACGCATATTTACAGGCAAAGTCACCACGTTTAATCAGCAATACACAATGGATGGCTTAACCCAATACGCGGTATTTGCGGCAGATGATATCTTTACCCTGTCACAAGGTTTCTTGCCCGAAACCGTGACCAGTAGCCAAACCTCGTCAGCGCGCATTACAGCCGTTTTAACGGCCGCTGCCTACACAGGCTCAACATCGCTCACAGCCTCACCTACAGCCACGCTAGGCGCTTACACAATCGCCTCAGGCACTAACGTAAACGCCTACCTCAACCGCATCCAAGAGGCAGAGCAGGGTCGCATTTTCTGTAGTAAAACAAACGTGCTAACCGCGCAAGCGAGAACGGGCACAACCCTTACAGCGCCTATTGCCACGTTTACTGATGCCGGCACGGCGTTTGATTATGACGTGCTGCAAGTTGAGTTTGACCAATCACCAGTTATTAACAATGCAAACGTGACTATTGAGGTTGGCGGCACATTACAAAACGCCAGCAATGCGGCCTCAATTAGTCAGTATTTTACGCAAACACAAGCCATCACAGACAGCCTTTTAAGCACCAACGCACAGGCGGCAACCCTTGCCAGTTACCTACTTGTGCCAATACCGTTGCCACGTTTCACTAGCATCTCCACCAGTTACATCACGCTCACAGACGCACAAAAAACTATAATCACGGCCGTAGAGATCGGTGACACAGTGAGCGCCGTTAAGACGTTTACCAGTGGCAGCCCGTTGACCATCACACAAGATTTAAGCGTTGAGGGAATTGAGCACCGCATCAATGTTTCTACCGGGCATCGAGTCACGATCTACACGGCAGCCACTACCGTATTGTCAGACCTGATTTTAGATGACATTACGTACGGAGTCATATCAAGCACGAACGCGCTCGGTTGAGGTAAAGTAACAACATGGCTGCCAACTGGACTGATTTTGTCGCTAACACCGTTTTGACTGCATCACAACTTAATGGTGTTTTAGACAACTTTCAAGATGTCGCAATCTTTCGCGAGGAACAATCAAGCGGTACAACTGGCGGCACGTTTACCAGTGGCAGTTACACAAAACGAACACTTAACACAACAGTTGTAAACAACATTACGGGTTGTTCTATTGCGTCAAGCGTCATTACTTTGCCAGCTGGTACTTTCGTAGTCACAGGGTTTGCACCTGCACAAGAAGTTGGGCGAAACAAATTAAGAATACAGAACATGACTGCTAGTACGACTTTGCAAATTGGTAACAACTGTTTTGCGAACACGACAGATGGCAATTCTATTGCAACCGTTAACACTGTTTTTACTTTGGCATCGGCCTCAACAATAGAATTGCAACACAGATGCGCTGTCACTGTTGCCAGTTACGGTTTGGGTCTTGCTTGTTCGTTTAGTGATGTAGAAGTTTACGCAAGCATAATAATTACGAGGATTCAATGAGCACACCAACTACGGCAGAAATTAACACGCAAATAGGCAACGCCACACGCGAATTAGCGCCCGGCACAACATGGAAATACAACGAACCCGGTGACGGCTATTATTGCCTTGAATGGATGGATGACCCAAAGTTGCAACCCACAGAAGCCGCAACAATGGCAAAAGCAACCGAATTAGCAGCAAACGCAGTTGGCTAATGCAAGCGTTATGGGTTGCGTTAGTTGCAGGCGGTTTTACCGTCTTAGTCGCAATAATTAACCGCGCCGACAAAACATCACGCAAAGACCACGCAGAAACATATCAAGCATTAGGCCGCATAGAACAAAAAATAGATGGTCACGTTGTAAACCATGAAAAATCTTAAAGCGCTTGCATCAAGTTACGGCAGATCAGCATTAAGCGCTGTGCTTGCCGTGTACATGACTGGAAACACTGACCCGTCAGACTTGGCTAAAGCCGGCATTGCAGCATTGTTGCCACCATTATTGCGTTGGCTGAACCCGAAAGACCAAGCATTTGGCCGTCATACCAGCCAACCTTAAAGTCATTGGCTCACGGCCGTACACGGGCAACAGTGACGGCGCGGTTGATGCACCATTACCCGGCATGGATGAGTGGATTAGGCAAGCAATTAAGTATGGCGGTGGCGCGTTTTGGAATAACGGCTCATGGGGAATACGCGATATGCGCGGCTCAACCAACCTAAGTGTGCACGCCACTGGTCGAGCCGTTGACTTGTCATATCGGATGTCAGAAAAACATCCAACCGCAAACCGTAAAGGCTCAATGGCGTTTCTACGCATTTTGATTGACAACGCAAACGAGTTAGGTGTTGAGTGTGTACTCGATTATTTCCCTAAAGCATTTGGGCGTGGCTGGCGATGTGATCGTCAAGCATGGAAAAGTTACAGCAAGCCAGAAATACACGGTGCGCCGGGTGGCGATTGGCTGCACGTTGAGGTTGCACCAGCATTTGTCAATCAGCCGTTAAACCTTATTCAGCAAGCGTTTAAGAGGGTATTCACCGAATTGCCACAGTGATGCCTTAAGGTCAAATGACCGGCGATAAGGGGGATGCAATATGGCTGATGCCAAAACATATGTGTACGAGGTTTACACCACCAGACTTGACACAGAGCAAATGGTGCTCATACAGATATTCCGTGACCCTGATAACGGCCAAGTGTTACACGCACAACTTGCGTTTAAGAACGCAATTGGAGACTCATGGGGAACGCCTTACCAACTGGAGAAAAAATGACTTACTTAGCGATCAAAATAGGTGCATGGTTTATTACAGGTTTAGCAGCATTTACATTGCTATGGGATGCCAGCAAACCACCAGAGCCAAAACTGCAACCGGGCATACAGATCACCACAACGCTCAACAGTGTTGTGCCAGTGACCGTTGCACCAACCACCACACTGCCGTACAAAGGTTGCATGGAATACTTAAACGATGCAATAGTTGCCGGCTGGCCAATAAGCGAGTCACCTACGATCTTGCGAGTCATGCAACGAGAGAGCGCGTGTGACCCTCTGGCGCTCAACTCTAAAGACAGCAACAACGGGAGTCGAGGCTTATTCCAGATAAACGGCGTACACCAAACATGGCTAATCAAAGAGGGTTACATCAAAAAACTTGATGACCTATACAACCCTGATGTCAACATCCGTGCCGCGTTACACCTATGGCGTATGGTTGGCTGGTCGGCATGGGCGCTGCCCAACCCATGACCGACACACCACATCCCGAAACAGGCATCAGCCAAGAAACGAGAGAAAGTATGTATCCCGATAACTACAGCGACAAAATGGGTAAAGCGTTTATGCACGTAGTGGATGAGATTCTTAAGCCAGTGCGGCCAGTAGATCGGCTAGATGATCACTCAATCTTGCTTGATGAATTGGTGCTGATGTATGACGCACACATGACTATTGGCGGCCAACAAAACAGGTTTAATGCCTCAGTGATACGCGCGGCCATCAATGTCATTAAAGCGTTGTAAATTATGCGGCTTGATGATGCGCGGCACACACCATGCAACTAACCCAAGCAAAGTGTTGTGGTGTCATCCCGGCTTAAAAGCTTGTGCTAAAGTCAAACCAATAAACCCGACAAAAGGAAACCCGACATGAGCGAACAGATGCAAATGTTTCACCCATCTAACGGATTAGGTGGTTACAAAGAAAACATCAAAGCGTTTCCAATGGCAGCGCGCCAACATCCGACAACATCACACGTTGCAGCGCGTAAAGCAAAACCGCGCGCCAACTCAATGCGCATACAAATCTTGTTGGCGTACAAATCACACGTTGACATGACGAGTGAGGAAACTGGCCACGCTCTTGGCTTGATTGGCAAGCCCGGTGCTAGTTATTGGCAAAGAGTTTCAGAGTTAAACAAACTTGGCATGATCGAACCAACTGGCGTATTGCGCGCTGGATTGTCAGGCTCAGAGCAAAGGGTTTTTAGAATTACCAACGCAGGCCGTGATCTACTCATAGAGATGGGTTTGTAATGGCATTTGACCTATCTAACTATGTGGATGTGCCGGCTCGATTACGCATGGCGCTAGAGCAGTATCCCAATATGAGCGTGTTAGAGCATCCAGTGCAAGTACGCGAGGTGGACGGCAAAACATACATTGAGGTAACAGTTGAGGTGATTTGCAACGATGACGCAGACCGCCGTGCCACTGCATCAGCATGGGAAATACATCCGGGCCACACGCCATACACCAAAGAGTCTGAGATGATGAACTCAAGCACCAGCGCGTTAGGCAGAGCGTTAGGTTTTTTAGGGTTTGGCATTGCCAAATCCATTGCATCGCAAGATGAGGTGCGCGCACGTCAAGAGTACAAAGAAAAGATCAAGGCATCAGTTGAGCCAGACTCTCACGGCTCGGCTACAGCCAAACAGATCGGTTTCTTAAAGAGCCTTGCGCGCGGTAAGGGTTGGGATGATATGCAACTGCTCGAATACATCCACCGATTATTGCAAGTTGATGACGTGGTAGTTGAGACGTTGACATCAGGCCAGTGCCGTGTTGTCATAGATGGGCTAAAGAAATGAGCACAATCACAGACGAACTGAAAGTGCTGATAACACTGTGCGATTTACTGCATCAAGTCAACGGCTTACACGACTTTATTGGCAAGGATGAGATTGATAGCCGATTGCGTTGGGCAGCCAAAAACACGGCAGACAAAATTAACCACCTCTCAAACCTGAACGGCTAAACCGATGAGAAACCCAAACGATGAATACGACCGCCTGCACGATCACATGACAGCAATAGCGCGTGAGCGTGACCACGCAGTACGCCAGATAGACGCGCTTACAAAGCAACTAGAAGAACTTAAAGATGCACTGGTCTTGGCGCATGAGGCGCTACGCAGGGAGATGCCATGAGTCGCACAGTTTGGCTTGCATTAGCGCTGGCAACTCTATGCGCCGTCTTAATGGTGCGATCTGATAAGAAATAGAACTCACACAACTGGCAAGTAGCGAATACCTAAACGAGTCGCATCGTGGTTGGATGACCGGCGGTAACGCCGTTAGACCAGCGCGCACAAAACCTGATACACAAGAGGCGATGTGCTAAGCGTTGGTGCGGCCTGTAAACATAATCAGGCAGATGTGCAAGGTAATCGGATTGAGGCAGCCCGATGGGTAGAGCATCATCACTCTGTCTCGATACACACATACAGATCACATACACTTAACAAACCGACACAACAGAGAGCAGCCCGTCATGCAACGTCAACACCAACCAACGCAAGCAAGCGCGATAGCGCGCGGTAGCACAAGCGCAGCGCGTGAGGACAACCATGCCGGCTAAACGAAGATCAACAGAACACGCATCAGCCACATACCAACGCAACCGCAAACTCATACTCAGTGACAACCCACCATGCCATTGGTGCGGAGTCAACGCTGCATCAGAAGCCGATCACCTTATTGAGACAGATCGAGGTGGCACGTCTGAGCTGGACAATCTCGTACCAGCCTGCCGTAAATGCAATGCCACTCGAGGTAATAAGTATCGAGCAGCACGCGATGACCAACGCACACGCCCAAAACAAAAACCAAAAATAATTTTAGAAAATCAAAAAATAATTTTAGAAAACCCAAATAACAAAACAATTTTAGAAACTGACCACTCAAAACGTTTTTTTTCCACAACCTTTCCTGTCCCCGTCTCCCCTATTTCCCTATCCGCGTCAGCGCCAGCAAAGGTTTTGGGCAAACTGGATGAGTTTGTTAGCGATCGGCCGCGTTTGGAAACGACCGCTCACAGTGGTTGTTTAGATCACTCTCAAGAGATTGCAGATTTTGCCGAAAAGATACTTGGCGTGATTTTGATGAAATGGCAGCGGCGTGTTCTTGCCGGCATGACGGCTTACAACGTGGTGGATGGTAAAGAAGTTTGGGTGCATCGAGTGTCGTACACATCGGTGGCCAGACAGAACGGTAAAACGGTAACGATTGCGGCGCTTGTCGGTTGGTTTCTTTGTACGCAGGGCAAGGCGCGTGGCACTAAGCAATTGGTGATGTCTGTCGCGCACAAACTTGATTTGGCTACCGTTTTGTTTAATTATCTTGCACCAATTCTTGAAAGCAAGTTTGGTGCAACGGTGATCTGGTCTTATGGCCGTCAAGTGCTCACAATGCCAGACGGTTCGCAATGGATGCCACGCGCCGCCACACCGGGCGTTGGTCACGGTTACTCAATTGATCTGTGCATTGTTGACGAATGGTGGGCAGTGTCTGAGGATGCAATTGACAACGGTTTAATGCCGGCTATGCGTGCACGCAAAAACCCTTTGCTGGCAGGATTTAGCACCAGTGGGGATGCGTCATCCAAATCCATGCTCAGGTGGAGAGAGCAGGGATTACGCGCGGTTGACTCAGGTAAAAACACCGCATTGTATTTTGCTGAATACTCACCACCAGTAATGGATTATATGACACCGGCCGCATGGGTATATTCCAACCCGGCATTGGCAGAGGGATTACTAGACATGAGCGTGATCGAGGCAGAGGCACAATCACCAGACCGCAATAGTTTCTTGCGCGCCTCAGTTAACATTTTTGTGCAATCTCAACATTCATGGATTGAGCCGGGCCAATTCACTGATCTAGCCAACGATCTACCAATGCCCAACGGCGGTGTGCTTGCAATCGAGTCTGCCGTAGATGACTCACGATATGTAGGTGTGCGCGCCGTACAAGACGGCCTCTACACACGTTGCCGTATTGTGTTCGTGGCAGACACTATTAGAGAAATGTGGGAATATGTCGCAGCCGAGATTGAGCAATCACCAATGCTCAAACTGGCGCTTGTGCCGTCAATAGATTTGCATTGCCCACCGATTTACGCGCACCGCAAAACTGTGGTTGGTCATCGTGAGGTAGTCAAATGGACAGGCGCGGTTAGAGCTTTGATTACGGAGAAACGAATTACGCACGCAGGGCAAGCGCAATTGATTGATCAAGTTGAGCGCGCTGTAGCGATCAAGCACAACGGTGTTCTCACGTTGTCGAGCACTAGATCACCGGGTGATATCTCGGCGTGTCGAGCAATGGTGTTTGCTGTCGCTCTGGCCTCAAAACCTATCTTTGCAAACAAGCCCACGATCATCAGCGTTTAGGCTCTAATGTGTGATATGGCATCGGCCTGATGCTTGCTTATCGTCGGGATACCGCATCGCATACCGGGCCGATGCCACCACCAACTAGGCAGATTGTGACACACTAAGAGCATGGCGATATTCTCTAAAACTAAAGCGGCGATCTCACCGCCACCAACTATTGGTGCAGCCGCTATGGGCTCGTTTGCTGGTGGCAATGCCGGCGCGAATATGATTGGCCAGTACTACAGTTATTTTGAGGGCCCGGCAAGAAACGCGGCACAATCTGTACCAGCGATCAGCCGATCAAGAGATTTGATTGCATCAACAATTGGTTGCATGAAATTGCGTCAATTTTCAGAAATGTGGAACGGCACAGAAATGGAAAAAATGCCTCAGCCACCAGCCAGTTGGCTACGCCAAATTGACCCTGCCGTTAGTAACAACTTTTTGTTTAGTTGGTTGGTTGATGATCTTTTTTATTTTGGGCGAGCCATGCTGCACATTGAGTCGCGCTATCCAAACGGCCTGCCAAAAACCATGACCAGAATCCCAATCGCGATGGTGACCACACTCGATCAGCAAGGCCCAGTTTTTTTTGCACCATCCAAACAAGTGATGTTTCAGGGTGCACAACTTAGGTCTCAAGATGTTGTGCAAATCCTTAGTGGCATACAAGGGATTGTTTACTCAAGCGAGCAAACGATTGCTACTACTCGCAAACTTGAGGCTGCACGTCACCGTAACGCATCTAGTGCAATTCCAGCCGGAGTATTGCAAGTGCAGGCTGGGTCAGAGCCACTTTCCAGTACCGAACTTGCAGACTTGGCAGCATCGTTTAACGCAGCGCGCGCTACTAATCAAACGGCGGCTCTTTCGCCTGAGGTTCACTATCTGGAAACACAAACTAGTCCGGACAAGATGTTGCTCATTGATGCCTCAGAGTTTCAGCTAAAAGAGTGCGCTAATTTGTGCGGTGTGCCTCCATACCTTTTGGGCGCATCAGTCGGCTCGTACAGTTACGTTTCAGCTTTAGAAGCCAGAAATGTGCTCTGGACTTTTGGCGCTCGACCTTTCGCAGACGCAATTGCATCAGCGCTCTCAATGTGTCTGCCAGAAAATCAGTATGTTGAGTTTGATGTTGAGGATTATTTAAGTGGCGAATACATCGAGATATCAGACAAAGAAAACGAAATGATGACCAATCCAACACCTACACCTAAGCCGGGAGTAATATCACCATCATGATCAGACTTGAGGCCAGCCCATTTACCGTAGATGCAGCAGCACCAGACGGCGCACCATCACGAACCATCAGTGGCATCGCGGTCACTTACAACACGCCAGCCACCGTTGCAGACGGCACACAAGTGATGTTTCTGCCCGGCTCGCTACCAACCACAGGCCGTAACCCAAAACTGTTTAACCAACACAACGCCGAGCAAATCATTGGCATTGTCAACCAACGTGTGGACAGCGATCAGGGGATGCTATTCAGCGCCAAGATTGCACCAACTTTGCTAGGTAACGAGATTTTGACGTTGTGCGGTATGGGCATTATTGATGGCGTTTCAGTTGGTGTTACACCAACAAAGTGGCATTTTAACGATCAGCAGATCATGGTGATTGAGGAGTGCAAGTGGTCAGAAATCAGTACCGTCAGCGAGGGCGCATTTGCTGGCGCGCTGATCACAGAGGTAGCGGCGAGTATCCCACAAGATGAGCCAGAAATAAGTACTATAGAAACAGAACCCACAGAGGAGACAGAACCCATGAGCGATACATCAGCAACACCAGTCGAGGCAGCACCAGCATCACAATCATTGTGGGCTGAGCCAGCACGCACATTTGCAATGCCAACACCGGGCGAATACATGGCCGCCATGCACATCGGTGGAGACACTTTTGCAAAAGTCAACTTGGCTTACAAGGCAGCAGTCAAAAAAGATCAGACCGCGTTGCAAGCAGCAGCAGGTGACACAGCAACGACCGACACACCGGGCCTCTTGCCAAATCCCGTTTTAGCACCGCTTGTACAAAACCTCAATTACATCCGACCTGTAGTGACATCGTTTGGTGCACGCGCTTTGCCAAACGGTAACGGCACATCATTTATCCGACCAACCATCGGCACGCACACATCAGCAGGACAGCAATCGCCACAAAACTCAGTTGTATCAGCACAGACAATGGTGATTGATGCAAACCAAGTCGAGCGAAAAACTTTCGCAGGCAGCGCCGAAATGAGTATGCAGCTGATTGACATGACCGATCCCGCAGCAATGGGATTAATCCTCAATGACTTGATGGGCCAATATATGTTGGCAACCGATAATTATGCTTGCGATCAATTGCGCCAAGCATCAATTAACTCAGGCACATGGGATGGAACAAGCCCAGAAAACTTGTTGCAAGCAATTTACACCGCCGCGTATGACGCATCAGTTGGCACAAACTTTTTTGTTGACACGATGTACACATCCGTGAAAGTGTGGCAGTTGCTCGGCCAGTTGGTTGACGATCAAAACAGGCCAGTGTTTCCAGCGATTGGTGCACCGGGCTTGCTCGGCATGAACACACTCGGCGCAGGTAATGCTGCATCGTGGTCTGGTCAAAACCCAATGGGTCTCAACATTGTTGTTGATAGCCAGTTTGACGTGCTTGATGAAAACACTTTGATTGTTGCTAACGCATCACGCGCTTTCGAGTGCTACGAAAATATGCGTGGCATGATGTCAGTTGACTCGCCTACTACGATTTCGCGAACATTCAGTTATTATGGATATTTTGCGACATTTGGTGCAATCACTGATCTCATCCGCAACATTGACGTAACCAACCTGTAAACGAGAGGCGGCTTCACCGCCATGAGTACTTACACAGTTACAAGCAAACAGTTGCTAGACAACTATGCAGTAGTGCAAACGCTTGAGCCAACAGAGATCGCTGTTGGTGAAAGTGTCACCATTGCGTCTGTCGCTGTACCGTTTAACGGCACATTTGTTGTACAAGCAATTCCACAATATCTATACATTGGAATTGACTCGGATGGCTTTCCAATGTTTGATACCAATGTGCCGTTACCTAATCAGGTTATGTACCGGTGCACAGGTAACAATGTCGAGCGCGTAGCAACTACCACTGGCACAATTACTTATAATCAAGTGTGCACTTGGGTATCTGCAACAGATGTTGAGGATTGGCTAGGCATTGGCACAGCGACCGCAGCCGATGCCACGTTTCTTACGTTGTGTGCGGCTGCCGCGTCAGCATTTTGTCATCTAAGGAGACAAGAGGCCGGCTACCACGACTCATTAACGGTGCTGCCATCAACGGCCGTAGGTCTCGGAACACGCGCTTATGGCGGTTTCTTGTATCGCCAAAGGGGATCGGTGTCAGACTATGCAATGATGGATGGCATGGTCTCTGGTGGCTCTAACGGCCTTAGCCCAATGATCAAACAGTTGCTAGGTGTCAACCGCGCACAGGTTGCCTAATGCCTACACCAGTTGCCTACACCGATCTTTTTAACGTAGCGCTGGACAACCTTGCAGCTACACTTGGCGCGATAACTGGTCTTGCCGTTGTAACTGATCCGCGCAATATCTCGCCACCATGCGTCTTTATTGATGCACCATCGTTTACAGGTTTTAGCCGGGCAGTGTTTACGCTGTCGTATCCGGTCAGGTTGTTGACTCTTGGGCCGGGCAACTTGGATGCTCAACGCAGCCTGATGAATTTGGCAGCAAAAGTAGTAAGCGCTCAAATAGGTGTTACCGATGGGAGGCCAACTATTGCCATCATCGGTGGCAGCGAGTTAGCAGCGTATGATCTAAACATCAATGTGCAGGCACAAAGTTAGGACATAAAACATGGCATACGTTATTGCATCACCAAGATTGGGCACAGTAGGCGATACCTATGAGCCTGCCGATGGCATCAACATTGAGGCGTTAATTGAGGGTGGGTTTATCAAATCCACCAGCAAGAGCACAAAATCTGATAAACCTATTAAAGACACCAACGAGGAGTAACCCACATGGCCACCAGCACTTACCTATCTAATCCAGTAGTCACGATCAACTCAGTTGATATGAGCGATCAATGCACGTCAGCAGTTTTTACTCGCATGATCGAGAGTCTGGAATCAACGGCGTTTGGCCAAACAAACAGGTCATACGTTGGCGGATTGGAAAACTCCACGCTCACCGTGACAATGTACAACTCGTTTGCTGCCACAGAAACTTACGCCACGCTTAAGACTCTTGTTGGTACACAGGTGACAGTCAAGGTCAAGCCAACAAGCGCTGCCACATCAGCAACTAATCCAGAGTCAACATTGACAGCCTCATACATGGAGTCGCTACCAATCGTCAACGGTCAACTTGGCGCGCTCGATACCATTGACATCACCTTTACTGGTGGCGCTTACTCTGTTGCAATCGCTTAACTAATTCTCGCCGGCAACGGCCCGACACGAAAGAGGCAAGATGCAATTAAGACTTAAAGCCACATTTACTGATGGCACTGTAAACGAGGTTGTAACCAACCTTTCAACCGTTGTCGCATGGGAACGCAAGTACAAGCGCAAAGCGTCAGAGATGGCATCAGGTATTGGTGTTGAGGATTTGGCTTACTTGTGTTACGAGGCAACCCGTGCATCTGGTACTACCGTGCCCGGCTCGTTAGATC